TAAGATCTCCATACTAGGACATTATACAATCCATCGGAGAATACAAGTATTTATCCCAGAGTTTTAGAAAATACCCTGAAATCTTTGAGGTCTAGCTATTTTACTAAAGCGTTTTATTATACCGCCGTTAGCTTTTTTTTGCGGTTTTCTTTTTGGCAGGGGCTTTCTTTTTGGGAGCCGCTTTCTTTTTGGGCTTTTCAACCCACGCTTCGTTTTCTGGAGTGCTTGGGTCATCTGCTATATAATGTCCTTTATCATCACGAGCACGAACCATTTCTGGTGCGGTTTCTTTTTCGCGTTGAACTATTTTCTTTTCTTTTTCAACTTCCATCATTTTAGCTCTTACACTACTAGTCATTGTCTGACTCCCTTCATTTGTGCGTTGAGAGCCGCAATATCTCTTTGTGTTTGAATTCGATCTTCTGCGACTCTTGTTTTGTCGGCTAGAGCTTCTTCTTGCAATTCTAACCTATCTTCAGCCAACTCAGCTTCCATTGCATCTCTTGCACGTTCTAAATCTTGTTTGGCTTCAAATTCGGAAGATTTACGCTGCATATCTGCTGCTTTTAATTGTAATTCTTGTTGTCTAATTGCAACAAGGGGATCTTGACCCTCAGATACTGGCTCAACAGTTTGGGTAAATTCTTCAGTTAAATCAGCTATTATCACAGCCGCTTGCCGTTCAATAGCGGGTTGTAACATCTGCATAGCCTCTGGATTTTGTTGAACTTCTGGCCCTGCTTGCTCCATAACCATTTGCTGCGCTTGTTGCTCTGCTAACATACCAATATGTTCTTGAATATGACCTTGTAACGTTGCCATAGCCTGTGGATTGGTTTGAACCACAGGGGTAGACATAATTGCTAAATGAGTTTCCATATGAGCTTTATGATCTTGTTGAGGAAACGCTTGAGGCATACCGCCAGTAATTGCGATTTTGTTTTCCATAGCTGCATTCATTGGCATTGGCTGTGGTGGAGGTGGTAAAATAGAATCAATGTTATTAACACCTAAAGCTTCATACATTTTACGATATGCTTGATATAAACCTTGGGGACCACCGTGAATCTGTGGGTTTGATTGCACTAACTGTAGCTGTGTTTGTGCAAGCGCAATACGCTGTGCCATTGAAAAGATATTTGGATCACTAACAGGAAGTACATCAACTCTAGCATCAAAGTCTTGAGCAAATATCTCAGGACCAACTTCTGTTGATGGCATATAAGGATACATTTGAATAGTTTCAGAAAAAACTTTTGCTAGTAATTTAAATTCAATTTTCTGAGAAAAATGCATACGTTTATGAATCGCAGACATAACTTTTGTCCCACGTTCCATAATAGCCATTGTTGTCCCAACAGGCGTTTCACCGCCCATTTCGCCAATTTTCATGTCTGCCATAGCCGCAAAACGCCGCCCTGCGTCCACGAGAGTGCCTAAAAGGTTATACAATGTACTTGAAGGCTCTTTAAATGGCAAAGGCATCAAAGATGAGCGTATATCAGTGCCTGCAACGTCTATATCTCTAAATTCTCCAGGTTGTATCGGGTTATCTTCCTCTCGAATTCTTGCGCCTCTTGCTTTAAATCCCGCAGGTAGGTTAGAAAGCGTTCCTGCATCAATTAATTGACGTAAAATAGAGGTAGAAGCCTGTGCCAAGCCGCCAATCATGTGCGTAAGGCCAAGACCATAAAAACCTAACCCTGGAAGAAACTTATAATGCACAAAATACTGCTTACGTTTCATCATTGGGTCCATTTCATCGTAATTTCTACGAATTGAAAGGATTTGACCACTATCTTCCACTATAGTGACGATATATGGCAGTTTTAATCCGCTAGGAGCGCCGTCCTGACCCATATCTTCAAAGCCAATAAGGTCTAAATCTGTGTGAACCTCATACAATGTTAGCTCAACAGAAGAATTACTAGGGTGAACGCCTTGAATTTCGTTAATAGACTCTTGAACCTCTGACATTTCATCTGCGCTAATGCCATTTTCAGGCAAATCAACGTTTTTATAAAAGCCTGCTAACTGAAGTTTCTTAACTTCATTGGAATCCATCTTAATTACATGCGTAATTCTAGGAGATGTAGCTAAATCTGTGGCTCCATAAGGAACAACTAGGTCTTCAGCATGAACAAACTGACTGACCGCACGGCTTTTTAAAGGGTCAAAATAGATTTTTTTAAATGTGGAGCCAATTACAGGCAAATAAAACAGCATTTGATCCATTTCTGGGTCATACTCTTCCATTTCGTAAGTAATCATATAGTTCATATAATCTTTTACACGCTCAGATTGCTTTACAAGCTGTTCACTTTGAGCACCAATCACCTGTGTTCTAACAGGGCCACTAGCAGGCAACATCTCACGGTACGCCTGTGCTTGGAATTGTGTAACACTTTCTGCTAAAAGGGGATGAATAACTCCAGAGGAGCCTTCAAATGGCTCTACTCTATCCTCATATTGCATTCCTAAAAACTCTAAACCACGTTTGTAAGTGTCTTCCCAATCTTGCCTAGAAGAAAAATCATCTTCAATACTGCCAGTTAATTCAGATGAAATTACAGCTAACTCATTTTCTTCAATAAATTCAGCTAAATTAGAATCAAAAGCAGCTTCAACAGTTGCTTCCATTTCTGTGTATTCTCCAACAATGGCAGATCCATCATCAAAGTTAAAAACTCCAGGGTTTTCTCCCAAAGCGTTTTCCATCAACACTTCAGCTTGTTCAGCAACCTGTTGCTCTAAAGCACCACCTGGACCTACATCTCTTTCAATAGCCATTTTCTTTCCCTTTTAGGTGTTGGAGCGAAAGTCGCTCAACCATCATGGAGCAGTAACACTTTGGGAGCGCCTGCATCAATGGGCTGGGAGATGCCACATTCGATATCTTCCGCCCCAACCTCAATATTCTGTGACTCACAACAATCAAAGAAAACTTGATTTATACCAGATTTTAATTTCTCCATATCAATATTGTGAGTCATATCGTTCATTATTTAGTCCCAGAAAACTTCGTGCCACGAAGAGCGGCACCACCGCCGCGACACATATTTCCTTTGCTTTTTTTACGTTTTTTACCTTTAACTTCTCCACCGTCTTCCATCATTTTAAAATCTGCACCTGATATTTTTCCATCTTTATTTTTATCAAGCTTTACTTGACCACCAACAAGTCCACCCGCCTTCATACTAGCTAAATCTTGGGCTGTTCTTCTAGCTGCTTTGTTTCCACGTAGAATAGCACCTACATCTGGTCGTGGTTCTGGCTTTGTCATTCCCATCATGGATGCTGCTAAACCTTCTTTTCTATTAATCATTTCTTTCAAAAGCTGTACATCGTCAAATGATAAAGCTGTTTCTGATTCATCTCTCATAGCATCAGCTATAGCAGCTTCTATCGCATTTTTTTGTTGCCTATCTTTTGCCCCTGAAGCAAATTTCATAGGTTTACGATTGGGTCTTATAGCCATTAGTAATATTCCTTTCTTCTGCGAGAATACATTAAGTCTTCTTCTTCATAATCACTTGGGGTTGTAATAAAACCACCCTGTCTAAAACGTAGTATAGCCTGTGTCATCGAATCCGCCAAGTCATCATGTTCACCATTTGGAAATGCGGCACATTCTTCTATCACTTCATCCGCAAAACTAGTTTCTGGTGCCCAAACCATACCGCTTTCAAACACAGGAGCGCAAGCATGCATTCTTGTAAACTTATCTGCTCCACGTCCAGGTGTAAACGGAGTCACAGGTATACCCATCCTTCTTAATTCCTGTGTCAATGGCATGCCAGAACCTTTTTGTTCTATTAATATCATATCAGGATCAAACTCTTGAAACAAATCATTTGCTGCTTCTTTTAGTTCAGGAAACTCCCATCTACCCCTCACAGCATCAAGCAAGATAATATGATCCTCGCCTGTTTCCTCATGGTGAAATACACCCCAAGTAGTGATAGCCGAATAGTCTGCTCTATCACTTTTACTAAAAGCAGTATCATAACTTTGAATAATATAACTACAATACGGAGGAGATTCTTTCTCCCAAAGGTTCCACCATTCACGTTTTACAATCGCCCCTTCTTCCGCAGTTGGGTTCTGCATATACTGTGAGTTCCATTTTCCTACAGGAATAGAAGCCTTTACACTTTCTAATTCATCCAAAGACCAAAACTCAGGCCACAAAGATTTTCCAGATGGCATGATTGCAGGGAACTCTACAACCTCCCATTGGTCTGCGCCTCTGTCGCTTTGTTTTTGCAAAACCTTAGCTGTTAAATCACGAATACTCCATCGTGTCATCACAATGATAATTGCGCCTCCAGGCTGTAAACGCTGTCTAGGGCCAGAGGTATACCACTCATAAATATTATCTAATGCGCTAACGCTTAACGCATCCTGTTCCGAAACGGGATCGTCAATAATCGCCAAATCCGCTCCGCGACCTGCGAGAGCGCCACCCACACCCACAGCGTAGTATTCACCACCACCATTCGTACTCCAACGACCAGACGCTTTAGCGTCTGACGCAAGACTGACATTAGGGAAAACATCTCTAAAATCCTCGCTATCTATAAGGTTTTTAACCTTTCTACCAAAACCAACGGCAAGCTCCGCTGTGTGCGTTGCTTGAATAATCTTCAGATCTGGCTTTCTCCCCATAAGCCATGTGGGAAATAAATAACTTGCAAACTCAGATTTTGTATGTCGTGGCGGCATATTAATAATCAACCGCTTGAGCTTACCATCTGCTACTGCTTGCAGTTTCTCAGCATAGATTTTATGATGCGATCCTTCAATAAACTGAGGCCAAACGTGCCTCACAAAGCTCATAAAGTTATCTTGCTTTTCTGTTCTATCGTCTAATACTTTAAGCCGCTCCAACATGGGAGCGACCTTTGATAACTCTTCATCGGTCAGATACTTAGTAAAATCACTAAGATCATTCATAAATTACCCCGCGAGAGCCTGCAAAAAATTATCCGCAGCGCGATTTAAACCTGCCATGCCGCCTTGCTGCATAGGTTGAACGTTTGCGGATATAGGAGAAATATTTGGAGCAGCGACCACAACTCTTTTAAGAATATCATCAAAAGTTTCTGAATTTTGCGCACCCCCAATATTGATTGATGGTGATACGTTAGACTCACCTTCTTCCTCTTCCTTTGGAGGCTCACACATATTTGTTTCAGGATTATGAACATATCCTTCAGTGTTACAAATAATGTTGCCATCTTCATCAGTTGTGAAGCCTGTATCTGGTTCATCTGAATCGTTATCATCGCTAGTTGTAATAGTAGGTGCCGTATCATCACCGCTAAATACATCTGTAGAACCAGTTAAGGTATTTAAAGTATCACTACCGCCTGAAAATACTTGACCGTCTTCACTAAATACAGGGTTATAATCACCCATTATGTTTTGAAATCCTGTGCCATCATCAAAGCCAACAGTTGAGCCATCTTCAGCTTCAACACCAATTACAGTAGGTTCAATGCCTGCGCCTTTTGTTAGCTCTTCAAGCTGTTTAAGACCTTCTTCAGTTGATAAATCAATCGCATTTTCTTCAGTGTCATAAACAAATTTACCAGTGTCTTGATAAGCTTTTAAAATAGCTTGGGCATCTGCCCTCTTCTGAGGATCGTCAGGATCAAACATACCAAGCGTAAGGTTTTTAATAATTTTATTAATAACCTGTTCAGCAAAGTTAGGATCGTCCATATTTTTTAAAGCTTCTTGCAAATAAGCAGCTTCCGCAGCGTTTACTGAAGGTCTGTATTGATCCGCTTGAGCATCAACGCCTGTGGTATTTGTCGGTTGATTTCCAAACTGATCCTGTGGAAGAGGAACAAGTGGTTTATCTTCAGGATAACCAAATCGAGTGCCTTCGTCAGTTTGTTTAGGTGCCGTTACATCAAAACCACCGCCTACAGCGTATGGATTAGTAATCTCATCTACAAACATAGACTCAGCAAAACTATCGTCTTTCTCACCAATAACAGGGGGCATAACACCTGTAGTGTCTTCAGGAAAATAACTAAAACCTGATGTTGTTCCCATTTGGGGCGTATCATCAAAACCACTACTCATCCCCACTTCTAAATTCAAAAGATCACCAAGAGTATATGGATCTCTTTGAGGTTTAGGAAAGCTAGGATCAGTTCCTGCACCCAAATTAACCTGAGTATCATCACGGTTATCGCCAAGACCAAGGCTCGATTGGTCTTGGTCATAAGAGAAAATATTTTCAGTAAAAACCTCAGATGGTATAACCCCTTGCGTTAAAGCAGGAGCATCGTCAAAACTAGAGCCTGCTATCTCTCTGTCTATAGATCTATCAGGTTGCTCTATATTCATCAAATTTGATGCAAAACCTGATGCAGGAGTAACTCCTGAACCCACAGGCGGTACTGACCCAAAGCCTGGAGGAGTAGCATCAATTCCTGCACTTAGAGCAGATTGTAAATTAGCCGCGCCCTGCATCTCATTAAGAATTTCTAAGCCCTCAGACATTCCTGTGTTCACAGGAGGTGGAGGCGCAGCCCCAAAACCTGGAGGTGTCGCATTAATCCCACCGCTAGGAGGTATAAAAACCTCTGGAGAATCAAGACTAGATGCAGCACTACTACCAAAATATCCTATGGCACTCTCCATCGGACCCGCAATGTTAGGATTATTCTGCTGTGCCGCTAACGCTGCTTCTGTCGCTGCTTGTTCTGCCGCTAATCTAGCAGCCTCTTCTCTAGCTTTTCTTTTACGTCTTCTTTTTTTTCTTCTTTTCGCCGCCGCACTAGAAAAACGATCTTGTACACTTTGCGCACTTGACGTAATCGCCTTGCCACCAACATTCCCAATACCCGCAGACATCATACTCGCCGCAGCTTGCGCATTCGCATTACCGCCATTTGAAAAATATTGAACAATGCCACCATCTTCAAACTCTTCAAAATCGTCATCATCGTCATTTATTGACCCATACACAGGCTCTACTAAATAATCGAAAATATTAAAATCAATCGGACTCGCAGGTAAATTAATAGCACCAATAGGGCTAACCGCAGTCATTATCGGACCCGCAGTAGTCGTTATTGTATTAGTTACAGGATTTTGAACAAACTTAGACTCATACTTAGGAATATTTATTCTAGGACCAAACAAAGCAGACTGTTCATATGTTTGACTGCCCTCTGGATAACCACTGGTAATTGAACCAACATCTCCTGTGAAATTGTCATAATTAATTGGCGGCTGAGAAGATTGAATATTCACAACAGGCTGAACAGTCTCAACTGTATCAATAGTATCAACTGTATCAACAGGCTGAACTTGCTCAATAACCTCTTCCTCTATTACCTCAACAGGCTCTTCTGCTTCTTCAACAGGCTCTTGAGCTTGGTACTTCTGTGTCCAATGCTCACCCTTTTGATACAAACTCCAAGCACTAGACTCATCAACAGGTAAACCTTGAGCCTCCCTGTTCTCCTGAACCTGCTTTGAGTACGCAACACTAGCAGGTAATTCCTCATCACCATATGTATTGCCCATCGTAAAAGATGAATCGCCATATTGATAAGTATTCGTGTCAGG